GCAAATTGCTGAGAACCCGTTCGTGAAAACCCTTCTTGCATTGGGCGAGAAGATGAACCAAGATGGAATCGAGGCGAAGATTCCCGATACCATGCGTTCCTTTGATTCCGCATTGACTGAGTTTGACGTCAGTCTTGTGGATTGTCTCAACGGCGCTAGCGAAGAGAGTTTCCACAGAACTCTCAGGAACGTCGCTACCGTAGCCCCTGTCAATTCGTCCAGGGGATGTGCCAATCTTAAGTACAGACAAATGGTGTTCAGCGTCACTCCGACGTCTGAGATTGAAACCATTATGCGAGAGGCTGGAGCTGAAGAGTTCCCCTTGCGTCTTGTTTGTCAGTACATGCCTACTTTGTGCATGTCTCTGCCTAAGGGATTCCTGTGTTGGATCCCTGGACTTGTTCATCGTGAAGTGTCCAACTACACGAAGATTGTCATGATGCGCGACGGACAGAAGGATGTGATGACTATTCCATCTCTTCAGTCAAAAGTGTTTGTCGCCAATGTTGTGACCGCAAATTTGAAGAATTGCGGTGAGGAGATTCATAAACACCTTCGAGAGTCACTCATGAATGCTTGTATGCTTCGTGATACCCTTAAGATGAAGGAAGAATCTTCCCTTGGCCTCGATTTGGCCAAGCAGACGCCCGATTTGCCTCGTACCGAGGATGAGCTCTCTATTCGTCAAGAATATGAGCAGCTGCAGATCGTGAGTCCCGACTTGAAAGAGGAGATCGAAGAGGACGATGAGGGGAGTTCGAGCAGCGAGGAAGCGCCCGAGCCCATTCCTGTTTCCGTTCCTATTTCGACGAAAAAGGTTCAAATTCCTATGAGAGGGATGCTCTCTAAAATTGATGTGACCGATGAAGTGCCACGTAACTTGTCCTCTGAGGAGTCGTACAAGCAGAAGGTGGCTGAAAGACCAAAGGCGAAGCGTGAAGAGTTGGGTGTGCAACCTGCTAAGACACTCACGCAAAAGATCGTTTCTGGGGCTTGGACTGCAACCAAGGAGTGGTTGTCCGAGATCATCGATGCTGGAATTGACAAAGTTGCTAACTGTCCTCATCTTGGAGGATATACAACTGGCCTTGTACTTATGGGTATCAAGGAGGTCGCCATGAAGACAGTGGATTGGGTTGTTGATAACCCCGCTGCAATGGGTGGACTTGTGGCATTGGCGTTCGTCTTGTGGAATTACAAGCGACTGAACAACCATGCCGTGGCATATTATCTCAATGTGCCAGTCGAAAACTTGAAAAAGCTCGACAAAGTTCCCGTTCCGAAGAAGTCTCACGAAGCCGTTGATACTGTATTCCCTCTTGAGGGCGTACTCGGTGTGATTGGTGAGCACCCAAGCCTTCCCTTCTGGACCATGGGGTTGATGGGAACCTGGAGAGGCATGACTGCGAAGATCGACCATAAGGAGGGTGAAATAGACCTCTTTTCGATCCTCAATCGAGGTGTCATGGGTGTGGGTACATTCGTAACAGTTTCTTCACTGTTATTGAGTGCAATGAATCTTTCTGCGTACGTGAGATCGCGCAAGCCCGAGCGATTTTTCCATGTGCCTGCTCCGAGAAAGGATGAGGCCAAAAATACTCACGTGTTGAGAGCGAATAAGAAAGTTGAGTACCATTCCGGCCAACCGTTGCCGATGGATCTTGGTGAGGATGGATTTCCCACAATTCAGCTTAATAAGAGCTTGAATCCTCAGAGAAAGCGAAGGAATCGCAACTCTAGAGAGACCAAGGGGTACAAGAAGCAGCACGGTCAGAAGGCGTCTGGTTGTTGGAAGTGTGATGCATATGGTGATAAGTGCCATGTCCATGGAAAGGGAGAGCGTGGAAACGTTACTCCCAAGCAACAGAAGAAGCTGAACAAAGCTTCTAAGCCTCAGTACCATTCAGAGAAGCCTGCTCCCAAGAAGGAGGTGAAAAGCACTAGGAGGGATAGAAACCGAAAGCAAATCAATGTGAGAAAGAACCGAAACTTTCTCAAATACGGTGAGGTGAAGAACCCCGGAGAGTTGATGTGCGAGTACGGACCCGAATGTTGCAACAGGCATTGTGCGTTCAAGCATCCTCTGATGCATGCTAAAGGCGATTCTAAGCCTTGGAAGCATAAGAATCGCAAGGGCAAGGCACACCAGAAGGCAGGTGTGACGAACATGGCAGGATCGAGTTCCGGTGCAAACGATCCCGAGAATGTGTCCCAACAGATAAAGAATGATCCCAAGATCATGCAGTACGGCGAAGATACCTACTTCAATCCGAAGTTTAAACATGTGCAGACGTCTCAGCCCCAGTTGAAGGCCCCTAAACAGGGATTCAACACGGAAAAGTTTGAGCGTGCCATGCAGCTTCTTGAAGAGGAAGGATTCCGCTGGAAGGATCTTGCTGATGACGATAATGATGAATATCATTCGCGAAATCCGCGCCAGGAGGCTCCCGCTCCTAGACCGACATCAGTCCTGGTGAACAAAGGAGGTGCAACCATAAAATACCTTATTCATCCGGAAGGCAAAATGGAGGCCTTTGAACATCATTCAAAAATCTCTGACAGAGCGATTCGAAAGAACCTTGTCAAAGTCATGTCAGGAGAAGCCGACCTGGCATGGGGATTCCTGCTCAATGAGCGGACAATGATGTGTCCACATCATTATCAATCTGTGACTGGAGTTAGATACCAGTCAGGAAGCACCTGGAAATCGGTGCGTGTGAGTCTTGAGACCACAATTCCCGTCAGCAAACTTGACGCTATTGATATCTACAATCTGGAGATGTCCGTGCCAACGTCGAATGTTCCGTTGGCTTGTGCACCCTCACAATTTGCAGCGTTGTTGTTGGCCCCTGGGTTTTCCCAAGTGTGCGCCGTTTCCAACGTTGAAGGCATGTTGCAATACAGAGCCGAGTCCGTCAAGGGCGATTGTGGGCAGGTGTTGGTGGAGGCCGAGACAGGCAATGTCGTCGGTATGCACGTTGCGAAAGAACGTTGCGCAGACAAGCTTGGACTTGGACTGCCCTTCACCCCTGAAGTTCTGAGACTGCTCGAGGATTTTCGGAAATAACTCATCCGGTGTACCCCCTGGTGGGCCTGAGACCCGGTGTCCCATTTCGGCAATTCAAAATGTTGAAATATGTGGGCACTGTCGCCAAGCGAAAGCTGGGAACAAAGTCACAATTCGTTCGTGATCTTTCTGTACCCTTTACTGGCGTGCCAGAGTACTGCTCTCAACTGGGAGGCGGGTATTCATTGGCGGAATTAGGCTCTCTGGATGAGTTATTGGACCGACTTCAGAAGTATGACAAGGTGGATCTTCCATTGCAACGCGATCGAGCGTTGATGGCCATTCGCCATTTTACCGATAAAATCGGCCATTGTGAGTTTCTTGCTCCTTTGATTGCGTACGGTGAAATGGAAGCGAACTCTTCCCCTGGCTATGGCGCCAGAGAAAATGGAGTGACTTCGCGAAAAGACCCCAAGATGCTCGAATATCTTGCTGGGTATTACCACGCTTCTCTTAAACAGCCGCATCATGTGATCATATCGGCGTCTCAAAAAGATGAGATGAGAGCGTGGGAGAATGGAAAAGTGAAAACGCCGAGGCTTTTCACTGCTTATCCCCCTGAACATACATTCCTTGCCACTATTGTCCTTGGAGATTTTCTCAGGCAATTTTACGAACATCGCTTTTGTGTCGATGGATCCGTGTCA